AAATACGTTGATGATAAAGACGGGAAAATGCACGCCATCGTCAACGACGTTCTCATGGTTCATCGCGGATGGAGTGAAAGAGATGCGCTATTACGAAAAAATTGATGGCAGCAAATACCGAAATATTTGGGTAGTTGGCGATCTGCACGGATGCTACACGAACCTGATGAAAAAACTGGAGACGATAGGATTCGACACCAAAAAAGACCTGCTTATCTCGGTTGGCGATTTGGTTGATCGTGGTGCAGAGAACGTTGAATGCCTGGAATTAATCACATTCCCCTGGTTCAGAGCTGTACGTGGAAACCATGAGCACATGATGATTGATGGCTTATCAGAGCGTGGAAACGTCAATCACTGGCTGCTTAATGGCGGTGGCTGGTTCTTTAATCTCGATTACGACAAAGAAATTCTGGCTAAAGCTCTTGCCCATAAAGCAGAAGAACTTCCGTTAATCATCGAACTGGTGAGCAAAGATAAAAAATATGTCATCTGCCACGCCGATTATCCTTGTGACGAATACGAGTTTGGAAAGCCAGTTGATCATCAGCAGGTAATCTGGAACCGCGAACGAATCAGCAACTCACAAGACGGGATCGTGAAAGAAATCAAAGGCGCGGACACGTTCATCTTTGGTCATACGCCAGCAGTGAAACCACTCAAGTTTGCCAACCAGATGTATATCGATACCGGCGCAGTGTTCTGCGGAAACCTCACATTGATTCAGGTACAGGGAGAAGGCGCATGAGACTCGAAAGCGTAGCTAAATTTCATTCGCCAAAAAGCCCGATGATGAGCGACTCACCACGGGCTACGGCTTCTGACTCTCTTTCCGGTACTGATGTGATGGCTGCTATGGGAATGGCGCAATCACAAGCCGGATTCGGAATGGCTGCATTCTGTGGTAAGCACGAACTCAGCCAGAACGACAAACAAAAGGCTATCAACTATCTGATGCAATTTGCACACAAGGTATCGGGGAAATACCGTGGTGTGGCAAAGCTCGAAGGAAATACTAAGGCAAAGGTACTGCAAGTGCTCGCAACATTTGCTTATGCGGATTATTGCCGTAGTGCCGCGACGCCGGGCGCAAGATGCAGAGATTGCCACGGTACAGGTCGGGCAGTTGATATAGCCAAAACAGAGCTGTGGGGGAGAGTTGTTGAGAAAGAATGCGGAAGATGCAAAGGTGTCGGCTATTCAAGAATGCCAGCAAGCGCCGCATATCGCGCTGTAACGATGCTAATCCCAAACCTTACTCAACCCACCTGGTCACGCACTGTTAAGCCGCTGTATGACGCTCTGGTTGTGCAATGCCACAAGGAAGAGTCAATCGCAGACAACATTTTGAATGCGATCACGCGTTAGCGCCATGATTGCCACGGATGGCAACATATTAACGGCATAATATTGACTTTTTGAATAACTTTGGGGAAACTTGACACCAATAATGGGCGTTTTTTACATGTCATTGATGAGTCTCAATAACCTGCCGCCGAGTAGTTTTTATGCTCTGAATTGTATTTGTGTAGTAAACATGCTGACTGCAATGTAATAGAGTTTTTTTAGCCTGTAACCTCTTGACGGCATTGAATTGCTTTTGTTATGAGTTGTAAGCCAATGTTATCATCTTGTATTGGGGTGGTTATGAAGGATGGTGCGCTGCTCAGGAGTTCTTCACTTTTTATTGCCTACATGGGATGCCTTGGATGGGGGAGTGCTTATTTCTATGGATGGGGTACTTCTTTTTACTACGGCTTCCCATGGTGGATTGTAGGTGCAGGTGTTGATGATGTTGCCAGAAGTTTATTTTTTGCAGTTATCGTCATTGCTATATTTCTTATCGGTTGGGGTATTGGTGTTGTATTCTTTTTCGCAGTGAAAAGAAAACATTCTATGCAAGAGCTAAATGTATTTCGCCTTTATTTTGCTGTGGAATTATTGTTTGTGCCGGCAATTATTGAGTTTTCTATATTGAGACAGAAGATTCAGGTACCTCTTTTGCTACTGTCAGCAGCGATTGCGCTGGCGGTTACAATTTCGATAAGATCTTATGGGCGATTTTTATCGGTATCATGCTTCTATGATAAGCCATTTATAAAAAAACATTTTTTTGAGATTGTGATGATTGCTTTTGTGGCATATTTCTGGCTTTTTTCATTTCTGACAGGATATTACAAACCACAGTTTAAGAAAGAATATGAAATGATTAATTATAATGATGGTTGGTATTATGTTCTTGCTCGTTATGATAATTGTCTGGTTTTGTCTACTTCTTTCAATGCAGGTAGTAAAAGGTTTGTCATTTATCAATCAGCACAAGATAAGAATCTTCAGGTTGATATTGTAAGGACCAGAATTTAATTGGCTGCATAAATAATATTTTAAGTTGCAAGTTGGCTATTCGTAGGAATAGAACCTTAGGCATGCTGAATGCGTTTTCTGAACATTGTTTTATAAACTGTGTCTGCTTGCTGTTGTGATCCTGCTTTTAGTGATGGTGATGATGGATTTCACCAGCAGGATAATGTTGGTACTGACTGATGGCGCTCTGGTCTGCGGCATTGTGGTATTGCTGTGGCCGATGATGAAAGAACAGAATGAATAATTCTTGACTTTTTTGTTTACTGTTTATTAAAAAACCAACCGCATGGTGAATCCTCCTTGGAGGGGCTAAATGATCGAGTTTTAAGGGCACGTAGCGAGTTCTGTTTGATCATTGCAGAACTTAGCGGGAGGCGCCATGCGTACATCACTAGTGTTATTCCTTTTATCATTTTCCTTGTGAGTTCTGGCTGCGCATTGCGCAGCTTTTTTTTATGACCTGCCACTGGCAGATGGTCATCCTGTGATTTGATTCCGGTTCCGGCTTTTTAACTCTGTTCCTGTACACGGGAGAAATTCGATGTCGATTAAACATTACGATGTTGTCAGGGCGGCGTCGCCGTCAGACCTTGCGGAAAAGCTGACACACAAACTGAAAGAGGGCTGGCAGCCATACGGCGGACCGGTTGCCATTACGCCGTACACACTGATGCAGGCGGTGGCTATTGAAGGAGAGCCACAGGTCGGCCCTTCATCTGAGCCGGATTGGTACTACGTCATCGTACTGGCCGGGCAGTCCAATGCCATGGCTTACGGTGAAGGGCTTCCGCTGCCGGATTCATACGATGCTCCGGATCCGCGCATTAAACAGCTGGCGCGCCGCAGTACAGTGACGCCGGGCGGGGCTGCCTGCAGATATAACGATATTATTCCGGCTGACCACTGTCTGCATGATGTGCAGGATATGAGTACGCTGAATCATCCGAGGGCTGACCTGAGCAAAGGGCAGTACGGCTGTGTCGGCCAGGGTTTACATATTGCCAAAAAACTGCTCCCGTATATCCCGAATAACGCGGGGATCCTGCTGGTACCATGCTGTCGTGGTGGTTCGGCATTTACCCAGGGCGCGGAGGGGACATTCAGCGAGTCCACGGGGGCCAGTCAGGATTCGGCACGCTGGGGGGTGGGCAAGCCGTTATATCAGGATCTGATTTCCCGCACAAAAGCGGCATTGCAGAAAAATCCCAAAAACGTTCTGCTGGCCGTCTGCTGGATGCAGGGTGAGTTTGACATGAGTGCCGCCACCCACGCACAGCAACCTGCGCTGTTTACAGCCATGCTGACACAGTTTCGTGCTGACCTCTCCGTGTTTAACGCGCAGTGCCATGGTGGCAGCGCTGCAGATGTGCCGTGGATTTGTGGTGACACGACGTATTACTGGAAAAATACATACGCTACCCAATACGACACCGTGTACGGCGGGTATAAAAACAGGGAGAGTGAGGGCGTTTATTTTGTGCCCTTCATGACAGACGGTAACGGCGTCAATACCGCCACTAACGCGCCGGCAGAAGATCCGGATATTCCGGCATCAGGATATTACGGTGCGGCATCGAGAACGAATGGAAACCAGGTATCATCAAACCGCCCGACACATTTCAGTTCATGGGCGCGCAGGAGCATTATTCCGGATCGTCTGGCAACCGCTATTCTGAACGCAGCCGGGCGCACCTCAGCCTTCATCAGTGGTAAGGCACCGGAAATCAAACCCTCGCCCGGCGGCAACACGCCATCGGGTCCGTCTGCAGATACGTCCGTTCGCACAATCTCCCTGCTGCCGGCAGCCGGAGAGGCTGCTGCGCAGGGCTGGAGCATTAAGGATGGCGGAATTCAGTTGTCAGATGGTGTATTTAAGATCGCCAAGCAGAGCAATAAATCCTGGTCCCTGACGCATCCGGTGGATGACGCAATTACCCTGCTGACACAGGGCGGCAGACTGACCTGTAAGTTCCGCCTGTCAGGCGCACTGACCAACAATCAGTTCGGGCTGGGGATTTATCTGTATACGGATGCTCCCGTTCCTGATGGTGTGGCGATGACGGGTACCGGTAATCCGTTCCTGATGTCGTACTTCACTCAGACCACTGACGGCAGAGTGAATCTGATGCATCACAGGAAAGCCGGAAACACGAAGCTGGGGGAGTTCGGCGATTACGGTAACGACTGGCAGACGCTGGAGCTGGTGTTCACCGCCGGCAGTGCCACGGTTACTCCGAAACTGAATGGAGTGGCTGGCCCGGCATTCCAGGTCATAAAAGACAGTCTGACACTGGGGCTGAATGCGCTGACGCTGACGGATATTACCAAAAATGCAGCGTATGGCGTTGAGATAGAAAGTCTGGTGCTGGAGATAAATGCACCAGCATCATCATAAAAAGTGAGCCAGTCAAATGGAAGGTATCGTTAAACTCACCGGTAGTGTCAGTGGGTCGTCTGAGATGCCTGCATGAGTTATCAGAGCCATCAGTACTTAACTGGTGGCTTTTTTTATTGTTGTCAGCTTCCGGATAACGGGAGACGGGGTATGTACCAGATGGAAAAAATCACAACAGGTGTGTCATACACCACGTCAGCGGTGGGAACGGGCTACTGGTTCCTGCAGTTGCTGGACAGGGTTTCCCCGTCTCAGTGGGCGGCAATAGGCGTGCTGGGGAGTCTGCTGTTTGGGCTGCTGACATATCTGACTAACCTGTATTTCAAAATCAGAGAGGACCGTCGTAAGGCGGCACGGGGAGAGTAATTCAATGACTCAAAACTATGAACTGATTGTGAAAGGGATCCGCAATTTTGAGAATAAAGTTACGGTAACTTTAGCGTTACGGGACAAAAAACGCTTTGACGGTGAAATTTTTGACCTGGACATCTCGCTGGACCGTGTTGAAGGTGCCGCGCTGGAGTTTTATGAGGCAGCAGCCAGAAGGAGCATCAGACAGGTCTTCATGGATGTTGCTGCCGGGTTATGTGAAGGGGACGAGCTGTTGCCAGAAACGCGCCCCTGTTCAGAGGCGCGGTATACCATAAAAATTAACAGTTCTGATAACTCGATTACGGGTTGTTAGCTTTTTGCAGTTGGCTTTCCAGTATCTTTCATTGGTAGCATCCTGATAAATATCCATGAGCGCAAAAATCAAATACGGCCTGTCAGCTGCTGTTCTGGCGCTGATTGCTGCAGGCGCGTCTGCTCCTCAAATACTTGACCAGTTTCTGGATGAAAAAGAGGGTAACCACACTACGGCATACCGCGATGGTTCCGGTATATGGACCATCTGTCGTGGTGCCACAATGGTGGATGGTAAGCCCGTCATACCGGGAATGAAGCTGTCGAAGGAAAAATGCGACCAGGTTAACGCTATTGAACGTGATAAGGCGCTGGCATGGGTGGAGCGCAATATTAAAGTACCACTGACCGAACCACAGAAAGCGGGTATAGCGTCATTCTGTCCCTATAACATTGGCCCCGGTAAGTGTTTCCCGTCGACGTTTTATAAGCGGCTGAATGCCGGTGATCGTAAGGGCGCATGCGAGGCGATTCGCTGGTGGATAAAAGATGGTGGGCGCGATTGCCGCATACGTTCAAATAACTGCTATGGACAGGTTATTCGTCGTGACCAGGAAAGCGCATTAGCCTGTTGGGGGATAGATCAGTGAGCAGAGTCGCAGCGATTATTTATACTCTGGTTATCTGCACCATCGTCTGCCTGTCATGGGCTGTTAATCATTACCGCGATAACGCCATTACCTACAAAGCCCAGCGCGACAAAAATGCCAGAGAACTGAAGCTGGCGAACGTGGTAATTACTGACATGCAGATGCGTCAGCGTGATGTAGCAGAACTCGACGCCAGATACACAAAGGAGCTTGCTGATGCTAACGCGACTATCGAAAGTCTTCGTGCTGATGTTTCTGCTGGGCGTAAGCGCCTGCAAGTCGCCGCCACCTGTGCAAAGTCAACGACCGGAGCCAGCAGCATGGGCGATGGAGAAAGCCCAAGACTTACAGCAGATGCTGAACTCAATTATTACCGTCTCCGAAGTGGAATCGACAAGATAACCGCTCAGGTCAACTACCTGCAGGAGTACATCAGGACGCAGTGCTTAAAATAATTTTAATTTCACTGAAATTTAATACGTGACTTTCAGGAAAATGCCTCGCAGATGCGGGGCATTTTTGTACAGGTATTTCACCGCGCACCGCAGCGCACTCAACCACGTCGAACCAAACCCTTTGGAATGAGCCTTTGAGTAGTCAGTTAGTGCTGGTGAGCCTTGACGGGCTGATCTCCTATGCAGCAAAGGTTCATCTCAAAGTAAGACGAACGCTATGACAAACCAAGATTCTATAGACCTATCTGATCTTCGTGGAATGGTCAGTTTTCCAGACAAAAGGTAATCACCATAGTCGTATGGCTATGAATCTTGTTGCTGCAGATAAGCATTTTGTGATTGAAGTGGTCAAATCTCTCAAATGCAGTAAAATGCAGTGCGCTATAATTCAATAACGGAGGGAGTAAGGAGAAGTCATGAAAGATCAAGATGTTAGGTTCGCGGTGCATCATAAGCTTTTGAAAGAATCGCATTTAGATCCAGACTGCCTTGTGGTCGATGAATTTTCCATATCCCTTGGCGCCAGTAGAGCAGACATTGCTGTAATAAATGGTGTTATACACGGGTACGAGCTCAAAAGTGAATATGACTCTTTGGAGCGTTTGCCTCTTCAAATCAAGCATTATTCTTCTGTAATGGACAAGGTTACTCTTGTCGTAGCTGAGAAACACCTTGAGGGAGCATTAAAGTTAATCCCAGGTTGGTGGGGCGTTAAAACGGTTTCTGTTGGGCCAAAAGGCGCCATTCTTATAAAGCACATGCGTGGAGAAAAGCTTAATCGAAACCATGACACATTGATGCTCGCTCAATTGCTTTGGAAAGATGAATGTATCGACGTACTTGAACGATGGGGCTATTCCAAAGGAATCAAAAGCAAGCCCCGATTTGAGTTATGGAATATTATTGCGGAAAATATTCCAATAGCGAATCTCAGGCCTGAAGTCAGAACAGCCTTAAAGAAACGCGTAGGCTGGAAAGTTAAGGCTTGGCAGGCTGAGTCTGCGCCAACCAATAAAGCTGTCTCACGACTAACGTAATATGGTGCGTATGTGCAACTTTACGCCATTCTTTAGAGCCGCCAGATTTGTTAGCGCCTAATGATCTTTGGTAAATGTAATCATCCCCCCAACTAAATTTGGAGCCAAAGACTTGATACTCTGGCGAACTAACAAGGGTAGTACATAAGTTTTTAGTTTGGCCCCATCCATTTCCTTTAACTGCGGTACCTTTTACAAAGATCCATGAGGTATCGTTCGAATATCTCACTGAGACATACTGAGACATGAAGCGTGGGTCTACGCTCGTAATGGTAGAGCTAGCGGTGGGATAATCACTAAAACTTGGCGTTCTTCCATTGCTAAAATTCTGTACTACGTACATCCAAAGATCGTATTCATGGCGCGGAATATGATGAACTTGATGTTGCGGTATCCCTGCCTGTGATGCCGGGTATGCGGTTGAAGATAAAATCAAGTTTCTCCACGGAGCTTGGCCTGATAATGTGTTGACCATGCTTAATGCTTGTTGTTTTAAACTATCAGTTGCGTTTTGAATATCTCCAAAATCAATGATTACATCAATTAAACTAGGATGAATATTTAAGTGGTTAACCAGACTTGTGAATTGGTGCCATGTCTGGGGGGTGATAGATATAGCGAGCCCATTGATTAAGTTGCGTTGAACAGCATGTATATAGTTTGTTGAATATGCGGGAGAAACAACAGGGATAATTTCCTTACCATTTACTCTAGCATCTTGGATACACATATCTAGAGGATGATGGCGGCTCGAACCATGTTTATCTAAATATTTAACATCCAGCAAAACAGGACGATTGGCTTTCCAGGATTCCGCAAGGTTAATACCGAAGTCAGATAAGTAAGAACTCAAACTCTTCTTGTAGCATTCGTTTTCATAATCCCAGTCTATGTCTGGAATGGTAATGATCGGAGTAAAACCAGAGAGCGTAGTTTGATCTAAAAGCATCAGAGATTCATATTCAGCAGGCTTCCATTTCAGCTGTGGATAATATTGATGTTGACTCATTAAAACTCCTTAAAATCTTTACTTATCCTAAGTATAGTGTTATGGCGTAACGCCAATTGTTTTTATACACTTGAAAACATTGGGAAAAGTTGAGCTATATCTAAATTTACAAAATTGGATGTTATAGAAATCGAGGTTTCAACTAGGCATGGAACTGCAAAATTTTTAATGCCTGCACGCGAAAGTCGTTGGCGGGTCCTTTCCGGTGATCCAGATCGTTACGGGGCGGCGACCTCGCGGTTTTTCACTATTTATGAAAATTTTTCAGGGAAAATCGTGTCGGTACTTCTCGAATATAACTTTTTGTTTTTTTTAATATTGCATTCATAAATGTCCGACATGAAAGTGTCCGAAAATGCCTTTTTCTGGCGTTTTCATGTCGGGCCTTGTATTTGATAATGGGTTGTTCTATGAAGGTTAATAAAAAGAGGCTTGCCGAAATTTTTAACGTGGACCCGCGGACGATTGAACGCTGGCAGTCTCAGGGGCTCCCTTGCGTCTCCAAAGGCAGTAAGGGCATTGAATCTGTATTTGATACTGCCATGGCAATTCAGTGGTATGCGCAGAGGGAAACTGATATCGAAAACGAAAAGCTCCGCAAAGAACTGGACGATTTGCGTGCGGCAGCGGAGTCAGATTTACAACCCGGCACCATTGACTATGAACGCTACCGGCTCACAAAAGCGCAGGCAGATGCGCAGGAACTGAAAAATGCCCGTGAAGACGGAGTAGTGCTGGAAACTGAACTGTTTACCTTCATTCTACAACGTGTGGCACAGGAGATTTCGGGGATACTTGTGCGTGTGCCGTTGACATTACAGCGTAAATATCCGGACATTTCACCATCACACCTTGATGTGGTGAAAACTGAAATCGCGAAAGCCTCCAATGTTGCAGCTAAGGCCGGTGAAAACGTGGGCGGGTGGATCGATGATTTCAGACGCACAGAAGGCAGCTAATGCAGCCGGTGCGATAGCTACAGGGCTTTTATCTCTCATTATTCCTGTTCCACTGAC